CATACATGTGCAAGGGCGTGCGTCTGACGGTGCACCGATTGGATCGTATTCAGCGAAATATCTGAAATACGTTCGACCGAAGCACGGGCGCACAGAAGGTTCAAAGGTTGTGCTTTCGCTGACACGTTCAATGGAAAACGGAATGATCTTGTTTCCGATCCCGAACGGTACGGCGATTGGTTATGCAACACCGGAACTATTCCAACGCGCCAAATGGCAGGAAAAACGCTCCGCGTATGGTGCGCGTGCCATATTCTCCCCAACCGATGCCGAACGTGCGTTGATTGAGGAAATCGGGCAAAACTACATCAAAGAACATTTTGCACAGATATGATTGTCGAAGGAATCAATACAATAATAGCAGCCACGACCGGATTGCATGAGGAATCAATGCAGTTGTTCGGGCTTGCCGACCCCGTCATCATTCGTGACATCGCGGGCGAAACGCAACTCCCCGTCATTATCGACGCGGACGGCGAATGCCATGATGTGTTGTTGGACGACAATTTTGATATGTCATTGTTTCATCGTCTGAATAAAAAGACGTACACAACCATGCCGTCTGAAGGATTCGGCAACGATCCGAAACGGGTGTGCGTACATGACATGTCATTGTTTGTGTCCGGCAAACGAAGCGCAATCGACATGTACCGGTTGGAACACTTGTGCGTTGACGCTATCGAAAAGGTATGCACCGGAAAAAAGAGAGCGAAAACGGAAGTCGTTGATACGGATTTCAACCGCATTCGCGTCTTTGCAGCGGAATACAGCGGATTGCCGTTCCCGTTGCAGCCGGACATCTTTTTGTTCAAAGTAAATTATAAACTCACACGGGAACAATCCCCGTGCTAAACGATTAGAATTATGATACACTACAAATCATGTGCGCAAACCGTTGGTGCGCTGACGCACGTTTGCGACCCGTGTGACACCCCCGAAATGGGTCGTGTCCGTTCCCTTATTCTGATTAAAAGAGGGACACAGATTGCAATTCCGCTGGTCAAACAAGATTGGAAGAATGCAATCGAAGCCGGAAACATCATCATCATTCCGAAAACAACCGGATCGTTCGACGGCGGCACACCCGTCATGGGTGACGGTTACGGTGAAGAAACCGAACGCAAGATCGCTGACGATTATGTTTTGGCTGTCAAAGACCCCGCATACAAAGAAAACGTCGAGTTTTGGAAGAGTGCGGAACAAGAGAAATGGCATATCGGTTTCGTTTCCGAAACGCAACTGCATATTGTCAAGGATTCGAATGTTCGTTTGACCGCGAAAGCACCTATCGAGGAAGGCACGGAAACGCGCGTCGTATGGAATGTCGAACTGAAATGGCGTTCAAAGAATTATCCGATCGTCATCGACAAAGACACGATCGAAGATTTCCTTGAATGTTTCGATCTGATCGCTGAAAGCGGAAGCGGTAGCGCAAGCGCATCGGCGCAAGAAGAGTAAAATTCCGGCGGGCGTGTTGTGTAAACGCATGATGCGCCCGCCCTTTTTTGATTTTCGATTATGATACGTTATCAAGGAGAAGACATCGAATTTGGTTTGCGATTAAAGCAAATCACGCAAAACGACATGCAGACGTGGAACGATGCAAGCCGTATTGTTGCGTATTTCTATACGCACACGAATCATATCGTCAAGTTTTCGTCAAAGACTGAATCCGGATATAACAAAATGACAAAGCAATCCGCAACGGTATTGACCGGTGTGATTCGTTCGGCAGATACAAAAGTCATGGAAGGCACGTTGTATTGCGACATCTATATCATGCCGCGTGTTGGCGACATCGAACAAGAAAGGCGCGTCATTACGGGAATCACGATTGAATCAACCCCAATTAAACAAGAAGCAACATGATTTATATTGAAGTTATATTCGGTTCTATCAACGGCAACGCGATTGACGTTGATGCGGCGATGTCTGACACGTCAACGAACCCCGTTCAAAATAAAGTCATCAAAGCGGCATTGGACGCGCTGCAACGCAACATTGACGCGGTTGCCGGTTCAATCACGAAAGACGTTGTCGAGGTCGAAACGTATGACGATTTGGCTGACATTGAAGAACCGCGCACCGATGTCATCTATGTCACAACCGACACAAACAAATTGTATCTGTATGACGCTGAAACGGGCGATTTCAATGATGTCACGGACACGGCAATTGACAATACCATATATGTCACCAATTTGGCATCGCTGTTTGACATGGATTTGTCAAATGGTTTGTACACGGTTTCATACACGCATCGCACGGTTGGTTCAAACAGTACGGTAATTTATTCGTTGTCTGTTCAATCGCGGACGCGAATCAGATTACCGCGCCCCGTGACGGTTGTTGAAATGATTTTGGCGAACGCTGACGGGTATGCAGTCAAAGGATATGACGACAACGACGACCCGATTTGGGTGTGGACGTTGTATTCAATAGAAGGACACACGCACGAAACATCTGAAATCAACGGTTTGTCTGATGCACTGAATCTGAAACAGAATGCAACGGACAATTCGTTGAATACTGACAACAAAACCGTTGTCGGTGCAATCAATGAAGTCAATTTGGTTCGCAAACGTGAGTATTCAATGAATTTCTACGGTGTGAACGATATTGCGCAAGAACATAATTTGTCCGGACGTGCATTGACGCTTGGCAAAATCGCGACGGCGAATGTTCAATCGCTTTCGTATTCTATTTTGAACGGTGCGCAAAATGTTTCCGTTTCGCTTTCAAGCGGCGAATGGAATGCTGGAGGCACACCGTCCGCAATCACGTTGCCGCAAGGTGCGTTGATTACGTGGAAGGTGCAACGCGCTGACGATTCGCAACCGGCAGAAATAACAATCAAAGAAGCATAAAACTATGGCAACAAAAGCATTAAAATGGCGCACAAAGCCGTCGTCATCGCAAACCGAAGGCACAAACATATTGTATGTATGTTCTAATTTCGGAAACGACACAACCGGCAACGGAACGCGTCAAAAGCCATATAAAACCATTGCGAAGGCAAATAGCATGATCACGGCGTCAACGACAATCGTTTGTCGCGGCTATTTGACCGGCAATGTTGTTGGCAAAGTGTCCGGCAATAATTATTATTCGAATTTGCGTGCCGATTATTACGGCGCGGCTATTTACGACGGCGAAGGTCAAAACTTTTTGTCATGGTTCGGTTCGTACACGAATATGATTCTTGTGAATTGTTTGTCCGAAATCGAAGCAAACGTGCAGGGCTATGACTATAACAACAAATACGCGTACCTTGTGGGTGTTGGGCGTGCTTACTATGCGGACTATGCGTACTATGCGAACCTTGTCTACGGGTTCGCGTCTTCCCCCGTCCTTTGTCACAATTCGAAGTTGTGGCGCGGTTGCGCGGGGTTCTCATATACGTCCGGCGGGCGTGTTGTTTACGCATCGCCGGTTCGGAATGCGCCGACTTGTGGCGTTGTCGTTTCCGGTTCGATGCTTTCATGCACCTATTACAACGCGAAGCGTTTTGCAGCCGATTTGTCGGCTGGAACACGCGAACGCCGAACAAAGAACAACAACGTGACGCAATATGCGTTCAATCCTGTTCGTTGTTTGTTCTCAAATTGGGACGTGTTCATTGACGAAGGCATGAAAGATACATATTCGCAATGTTTTTTCGACAAAGATTGCGAATTTATCTATGCCGACCAAACGTTGACCGGACACCCCGATATGCGAATCAGATTGACGAACCCTTCAGCGGATTCAATTTCAATCACGCTTGACGAAACGAATCACATTTGCGAGGTTGCCGGTGTTGCCACCATTGCGGCGGCAATAACGGCGTTGCGCAATGCCGGAAATATCACGCAAGCATCGAATCTTGACGCGACATTTTCAAGTTGTGTCTTCAGCGCAACCGAATCGGCTGCAACGATTTTCCAAAATGTCGAAACGCTTGATTTCTCAATCAAGTACGGAAGCGCGGCAATGGAGGGCGTTGGTGTGTATTACGGTGCATTGCCTCCGACAAAAGCAATCAGCGTCATTTATGACAGCGAAAACCAATATGCAAGTGACGGACACATTGATTGTTTCGACAACCGGACAAAGAACGGTTGCATTGCAATCATTGACGGTGCGATTTGCGTTGAAGATTCGTCACCGGTTCAATCCGGTTCGATTTATTCAAAGATTCTGCATGTCAATCCGCTGGAGATGCAGTTTGCCGCCTTGTACACGCTATTTGCTGACATGTATTCACGCGACGGGTACTTGCTGAATCAGAAGTCACGTACTGACTATGAATACGAAGACGGCGATGAACTTGACAAAACCGGCATTTACATTGTGCGCGGAGGTGTTGTCACGTACAACGGTGTTGAATACGCAAACGGAACAGCGATTTTCGTTGACAGCGTTGAAACGACATACGCGATTTCGTGCGCGGCTGGAGTTTCAGTTTTCCACGTTGACGACCCGAACCCGATGAACGTTGTATATTGCCGTTGCAGGTCGCATATTTACGCAACCATTACGAAGGCGCAAACCTCCGCCGGACACGCTAATTGGCAAACCGGCATATTCTATTTGAACAACGGCGGTTCGACGATTTCGTACAACGGACGTACAATCGTCAATGGCGAATCGTTCATCATCGACGACCCTTCTGTTGGAATCACCGGCGTTTCCGACGATTATGAGATCGCAATCATGTTTGATGATCGAGATGTGAATGAATCATCGCGCATTGTACCTACAACGGAGTGGATTCCGGCTCAATTATGGGGTCAATACTTTGTTGGCAAAAAGTACGGTGCGATTCTGCATGATGACGAAGGCGTTGCGCTTGCGTCCGGAAACCCGAACGCATACAACGAAAGCGGACAAAGAGAGGTTGACGGCTTTTATTCGATACTGAATCAACCATATACACAATTTGCAATTTTCGTGAATAAGATTTAGTCATGGCAAATCGTAAAATTATATCACAATTGTCGTTGTCCGTTTCTTTGCCTATCAAGGAAGCGGCAACGGCGTTGTCTGCAATCACCGGTGTTCATCTTCAAGTTGCACAACCAATCACGGCAAAAACGGGATTCGGAACTGACATCAAGAAGGTGGAATTAGCCATTGCTGGCAACGCATTGGCAGACGGTAGCGCAAGCGCGAATGATAACGTTGCGTATAATCTATTCCGCAAAAAGAACATTGTAATATGAGAAATAAAAGTTGTGTATGCTTACGCGTACCTTGTGGGTGTTGGGCGTGCTAACAATGCGAACAATGCGAACAATGCGAACAATGTCAACGGGTTCGCGTCTTCACTAATCCTTTCAAAACAAATTAGCACATACACAACTTTGCCGCTAAAACGGCAGAACATTTCAAGTCCATAAAATTTGTGAGTAGCAATATGCGAAAATTGATGACATAAAGGACGGGGCACATGAAAAGATACGGAAAATCAGATCATCTATGGGAACGTATTTGTTCAGACGAAAACATCGAATATGCGATGCGTCATTCGCTAATCAAACACAAGTACCAAAATATGAGTGTGCCGGATTACAACGCCGCGCAAAAATACATGCTTGCACATTGGGAAGAGGTCAAAAGCATGGTGAAACGAACATTGACAACCGAAACATACAAATTCAAGCCGTTGCACCCATTCAAGGTGTATGAGCCGAAAGAACGCATAATACATTGCCCGCAACACTATCCGGACAAAATAATCACGATTTGCGTTTACAACGTATTGCGTGACTATTTCTATTCAAAATATGTGCGGAACACGTACAATTGCATCAAAGGTCGCGGCATACACGATGCGAAAAGAGCGATTGAACATATCATGCTGACGCACCCCGATTGGTATTACGTGAAAACAGATATTCGCAAGTTCTATCCGACATTGCGTCACGACATCGTCAAGGCGGATTTGCGCACGGTGTTCAAGGACACAAAGGTTTTGCGGCTATTGGACGCGATCATCGACGTGTTTCACGAAGCAATGGACGAAAACGGAAACGAAATCGGCATTGCGATCGGGATCAATCTTTCGCAACTTATGGCGATATTGGCGAACATTCCGATCTTGCGCGAAATCAATGAGGTTTGGAAATATCCGACGATGAATTTCACGGACGACGGTTTCACGGCTGTTCCGACGAAAGCAAAGGCGCATGAATTTGTGCAATGGTACATCAAGCAATGTGCCGAACGCGGCATGGAAGTCAAACCGAACTATCGTATTGCACCCATGCGCGAACCGGTGCGAATGCTGGGATATGAATTTCGGTTGAACGATGACGGAAAACAATATACGTTATTAGGCAAAGACATCAAAATGCGAATGAAACAGCGCGTCCGGACGCTTGCAAAGATGAATTTGTCAGATGACGAATGGAAGCAACAAATGGCATCATATTATGGTTGGTGCAAACACGCCAAATGCAAGAATTTGATGCGCAAAACTTTTGGCGAAAGATACCATTTATTTGAAAAGAATATGCAAACATTCAAGAATGTCAAGGAAAACGAAATCGGCGAATTTGGCATCATCAAAAAAGCCCGTGTGTCGGTTGTTGATTTGTTGAACAAGCCGATATGTTTCGACGATGCGAAGAAGGTTCTTATTAAGAGCAAAGATGAAAAGACCGGCGAAGAGATTGTGCAAGAGAAAATCGCGATCAAAATCCGCTATGTCGAAAACGATGAACCAACCGGCGATGCGACATATTTGATTTCCGGTTCTGAATCGTTGCGCGACCGTGCAATCAAAGCGCAACCGCAAATGCCGTTCATCGGCACAATTGTCGAAAGAGTGACGGCACGTCGTACAAAGTATTATGCAATCGAATAATCCAATCCAATCATACAATCAACCATTAAAGCGAAAGGAAACAACAATATGAAAAAGTAAATCATTATGCAAGAATCAGCAATAAATATCATGCCGTTTTTACAGACGTACACGGTGCAATTCATCGTTGTCGCTGTTGTGTATTTTCTCGTTCTGATTGCGATATTTCTTGACCTTTGGGCTGGAGTACGCAAGGCAAAGCAACGCGGCGAATTTCGTTCGTCGTTCGGCTTGCGCAAGACCATTGGCAAAGTGTCGAATTATTATAATATGCTGTTTGTCGTGACAATCATCGACATCATTCAAATGCTGTTGGTGTTGTTGCTGAATGAACACGCATCGACGGTATTGCCCGCGTTGCCATTTCTGACGTTGGGCGCGGGTGCGTTCGCGTGTGCAATCGAAGCGAAAAGCATATTTGAAAAGAACACCGACAAAGAGAAAGCCCGCGTGCAGGAAACGGCGAAGATGCTGTCTGAAATTCTGAAGAATAAGGACAATCAAGAAATGTTCGGCGCATTCCTTGAATACATGAAAAAAGAGAAGCCGAAAGTCGAAAACGAATAATCACGCGCCCGTTGCGTCACGACCGCATTGCATGTCGAATCATTGAATGCCGCAAGCGTGACGGGCGTTTTTCAAAATCATACTGACATGAAAAAGAAAGACGATTTGATTGTGAATCTGAAACGCGCATATTTGGGCGAACGGTACACAATCGGACATTTGAGCATCGAGGAAGCCGGATTCAGATGTGACACGATCGAAGATACCGTGCGCGATAAAAACCGCAACGGCAAATTCGACAACGGCGAAAAGAAGATCAAGCACGTCACCGCGATTCCGTTCGGCACGTATGAAATCACCATGCGCGTCATTTCCGACAAGTATTCAAAGAAAAAGGCGTTTGATTTCACCGAAGGACGTATGCCGCGTCTGTTGAATGTTCCGGAATTTGAAGGTATTTTGATACACACCGGAAACACGGAACAAGATTCGTCCGGCTGCATCATTGTCGGCGAAAACAAGGTTGTCGGCAAAGTCATCAACTCCATGCCGGTGTTCAAACGGTTATGGCGCATTCTGAATGATGCGTACAAAGAGGGTCGAACCATTTATATCAAAATCGAATAGTATGAAACCGAAACGAAATATCATCAACAAAATTGCGCAACGCATATCGTTCGCAATCATCATCGGCATTGCGCTGTTCATCATCGCGTCAATCGTCACCGGTTGCCGTGCGCAAAAGTCAATCACCGAAACGCACGTTGAACAGAATGATTCGGCGTCGAAAAGTGTGTCAATGCAGCATGATACAATCATTATACATGATACGATATACGTCAACGAAAAGACCGTCAAGGATTCCGAAACGGAAACCGAAACGACAATCCATTTCGGCGAGGGCGGCGGCACGTATAATTCAAAGACCGGCGATGCAACCAACGTCACCGGCGTTGGTACGAAGGAAACCAAAAAAGAGCGCGAACAGCGTGAACGTATCGAGCAACTGACGCATGAGAATACGACCATACGCAACCGCGCGGATTCGCTGCAAACGATCGTGAACAACTATTCGTCGGAAGCGAAAGAAGATGTCGAACCCGTCACGATGAACGGC